AGAGTTCTTTACACACATTGTTCTTACTCCGACCGCTGCCGACACTACACAATCAACCGTGTTTATCGCGGCAGCTACCATGTTTGCCGAGCAGTATACTCGGCGCCTGTTTGTGCAGCGTGACGTCACATACACTTTCGATGGTTTCCCTAGCAGTAACTACAAGAAGCAGCCATTTAATCTGTATGGCGGCGCAGTTAGCGTTATCACTGATATGTCTTACTACAATACGTCGAACGTAAGCACGGCTATATCACCTTCTTCTTTGCGCATCGTACAGCGCAATGGTAATAGCTTCTTATACCCAGTCATTGGCGCTGAATGGCCAACAGACTGCACGTCTGACGATTGCGACGTGATATCCGTTACATACACGGTTGGCGAATCGCCGTCACTCTGCCCTGCCCCTGTTAAAGCTGCCATCCTTATGTTGGCTGCTAGCATGTGGGAGAACAGAGAGAACGAAGTATTCGAACAATCACTCACAAGTCTTAAGCCTGCTATTGCTGCTAAGGATCTACTTCACCCGTTTAAATTGAGGTAATCCCATGCGAGCAGGACGACTAAGGCATAAGGCCTCGGTCTACGTCCCTGCGAGTACTACCAACGAGTACGGCGAAGTCAACGCTTCGTTTACGCTTTTAGGAGAGTTCCCGTGCGGCGTCAAATCGCGTGTAAAGCGTGAATTTGACTCATCGGCGACCGAAATATCCACAACCCAATATGATCTAGCATTCCGGTACCACTCCAATTTATCTGTGATAAAACTCTCATCCTACCTCGTTGTTGACGGTGTAAAGATGCAGATTCTATCTATGGCAGTTGATGGTCTTAGAGGACGCACGATCTTAATGAGATGCGAGCAACGATCATGATAGATACTCAACTACGATCATTCCTTCTCGGCCAGAACGCTATCAGTTCAGTGGTGTCTGGCATATACCCTGTTAGGCTTCCACAAGACAGCGCTGGCACCTCGATAGTCTATGAGGTAAACCATGGAATCGCTGACCGCGTGGCAGGCGGCGTCTCTGTTGTCAAAAGATACGACATCAACATGAGCGTTTACAGTCCTAGCTACGCGACTTCGCGTCAACTCACAGAATCCCTCAGCGCTTTACTTAACGGCTACGCAGGGATGCTAGGCACCGAGTCGGTAACATCATCGCTGCTCATTACGCAAATCAATACTTATGAAGAGAAGACCCTTCTCTATCGTTCAATTCTCACATTTGATGTGTTCACTAATTAGGAAATACTATGACTGCAATTGCTGCACCATTTCATGGCTTATCCACCGAACTACATGCGACAGCAAGTATTGGTGGAACCATCGACAGTACTACTAAGGTTGGCGAAGTCGGATCTATCGGCACTTTAGAACTGTCTGCCAACATTATCGAGTTCAATTCGTATGGCACCAACTTTAAGCAAAAGCTTGTAGGGCAGAAAGACTCAGGCACTCTTGAAGTCACACTCAACTTTGTGCCTGGAGACGCGTCACACGTCGCTCTCAAAGCTGCCTATGACAACGGCACAGCTGCTACCTATGCGATACGCTGGAAAAGCGGCGCCGAAAACGCTACCGCTGAATTTACAGCATACGTGGCGTCATTTGGCATTGACACTCCTGTTGAAGACGTTGTCGCAGTGTCGGTCGAGTTAGCAATCGACGGCGCCGTTACTTACACAAACCAAACTGCTTAACCACTACAACGGCCTCTTCGGAGGCCTGCGTAACATTAAGCCCTATCGGAGAGATTCTATGCTAGATCGTAAAGCAATACTTGCTACCCAAGACCTTGACATCCGTCAGGTTGATGTCCCCGAGTGGGGCGGCGGCGTGGCGATTCGCGGCTTAACCGCCAGAGAGCGTGACCTATTTGAAGCAAGCATCGGAGCATCAGTAAACCTAGATAATCTAAGAGCGCGGCTTGTTGTTTTGACACTGTGCGACGATGAAGGCGTTCGCCTTTTGAAAGACTCAGATGCAAGCAAACTCGGCGAGAAGAACGCGCAAGTAGTTGACCGCCTGTTCGAAGTTGCTCGTCAAATGTCGGGAATGACAGATCAAGATGTAAAGGAACTTGAGGGAAACTGAAACGAGACCCTATACGCCGATTCAAATTTAGACTAGCAGGCCACCTTAGCTGCACAGTTCGTGAGTTAGAGAACCGTCTTTCAAGTCGTGAATTATCGGAGTGGATGGCATTTGCCTCCATTGAGCCCTTTGGCGAGGCTCAAGCAGATTATAGAGCAGGTCTCGTAGCAGCCGCCAACGCAAACGCCACGGGCAACTACAAAAAACAATTACGACCCACTGACTTCATCCACATATACACCCAACCTAAACACACGAGCATGATCGACCGCCGCAAAGAACAGCTGCGGCAGATGAACATGTTTAAAGCACTCGCAGGTTCACTATGAAAGTCAAAGTCCATGTGAAAGGTCTACGAGAACTCGACAAAGCTTTAAAGGATCTCGACTTAGACATACGCAAGAAGGCGTCTCGCGACGCCGGTCGGCACGCTATGGAGCCAATTAAACGGCGCATGGAAGCGCTGGTTCCTGTCGATGAAGGTGGACTCAAAGAGTCTATACGACTTACGTCTACTAACGCGCCTAGATCTTTAAGGAAGGAAGCAAAAGGCGCATTTTTAAGAACATCTATATCAGTTGGCCGCACAAAGCGAACTGAGAAAGGCGGCTACCAAGCGCTCCAAGTTGAGTTCGGTACCTCCGAAACACCCGCACAACCCTTCGTACGCCCTGCCATACGCGGCCGAGAGCGAACGGTTTTTGCCCGATTCAAGCATGGCCTTAAGTCTGCTATTGAGAAGGGCCTAAAGAAGCAAACAAGACGCAATAAAAGGAAACTCTAATGGCCACACTCTCGCGACTAGCAGTTGACCTAGTAGCGAACAGTGCGTCGTTTCGTAAAGACCTAGATAAGGCCGGCAAGAAAGCTAACGGATTCTCTCGTAAAGCTAAAAAAGACTTCGGCAGAGTAACGGCCGCAGTAGCCGCGCTAGGCGTCGCCGTCGGCGCGCTCGCTGGAACTGAAATTGTAAAAGCCAGTGACGCCTTACAGAACTTACGCAACCGCATGTTCGCTCTGACCAAGTCAGCAGAACAAACAGAAATCGCAATGAAGGACATCGCAATCATTGCTAGGATAAGTCGATCAGACATCGCGTCTGTAGGTGATGTGTATACAAAGATGTCTATGGCCACGCAAGGCCTAGGTTACAACCAAGAAGAGCTGGCTAAAGCTACTGCTGCTGTTTCAAACTCATTCCTGCTATCTGGTGCGAGCGCATCAGAGGCCGCTAACTCCGCTCGACAGCTTGCTCAAGGCTTGGCAAGTGGTCGATTGAACGGCGACGAACTTCGCTCTGTGATGGAAAATAACGCCGTATTGTCAGGCATATTAGCAAAAGGATTTGGTGTGACTCGGGGCGAACTTCGATCCATGGGCGAGCAAGGCACTCTAACCGCCACTAAGATTATGCCGATCTTAATTAAAGCATTCCAAGACACCGATCGTGACGTACGCACTATGTCAGTTACAGTTGGGCAAGCCGGTACACTTGTACGCACCGAGTTCACGCTCATGGCTGACAAGTTTGCAACAACAACCGGCATCACAACCAAGCTATCAAACGCACTAACTTTCTTTGCTGAAAACATGGCAACGTTTGCTCGAATAGCAGTATTTGGCGCGATGGTCCCTGCTCTTGCGGCCTTAGTCTTCGGCTTTAAAGCGGTGACTACTGCCATGCTGACAAACCCAATTGGCGCTCTTATGGTTGCTGCCACAATCGCGTTTACTGCCGCAGCTGAGATCTTATATCGTAACTGGGAAACAGTCGTTAATTTTATGACAAAAACGTTTACTGTCGTTTTGCCTAACGCAATCGACGAGTTTTTAATAGCCTTTGAGGTCTACTTTGTTAAAGGCATTCTTGACGGAATGAACGATCTGCTTGCCAAAATACAACCTAAAATTAACGCGCTACTCGAGCTTTACAACTCTATACCGTTTTTTGACGCCGTAAGCCCTGTCACGATACAGATTGATGTGAGCGGATCAGTCGCGCGTGTTGACGCGCTTAAAGCCGCCATTAACGCCCGCCTTGCTGGATGGAATCCACTGTCTCCAGCAGCGCTTGCCGGCGCGCCTGCAGAGACTAATGGCGGCAGTCCAGATTTTGGAACCGCAGGCAAGGACGCTGCAGGAAAGACATCATCTGGCATGTCATCTGAAAAGCTTGAGCAAATGACACTCGCAGCTGAGACTCTTCGCGACTCATTCGAAAGCATGACACAGCCAATTTCTAATGTATTTACGAACATTCTAACGGGCGTAACAAGTGTTACTGACGGCTTGAAGTCCATCGCTAACATGATACTTACTAAGGTGATTGGATCCTTTGTAGAGATGGGCGTTAACTACGTCATGCAGCAGTTGCTAATGAAAACAATGGAGATGACTGGCATCTCAGCTTCTGTTGCAGCGTCTGTAGCTGCTGGCTCTGCGATGGCTGCCGCTTACGCACCTGCGGCGGCACTTGCGTCGCTTGCTTCTTTCGGCGGTAACGCACCCCCTGCGATGGCCGGAATAATGGCAACTGCAGGGACAGCGGCGGGCGTTGCTACAACTGGCGTGTTCCACGACGGTATCGACAATGTCCCAACTACGGGCACTTACTTACTTGAGCAAGGCGAGCGAGTGGTAGATGGGCGTCTTAACGGGGACCTAAAAGAGTTCTTGAAAGGTGAACGCAGCACGACTAACCACAACCCAACGCTCAACTTTAACGTGCAAGGCGGCGACGCTGAAAACGTAGAGCAGATGCTCAACTCGCACAGAGGTAAGTTCGAAAGCATGATTCGTCAGATATATCACGAATCGGCACAGAGCTCTCCTTTCTAAACAAGATGGGGATCGTTTGATCCCCTTTATTGATGAGGATATGTAATGCCAAGTCCTATTTTACCGACGACGTACACGCCGACATCGTACGGTATAAAATCGAAGGTTAACGTTCTCAGATCTGAGGCTATATCAGGCAAAATTCTCACGCGTCGCGTCGGCGGACAGCGCTTTGAGTTTTCTCTCGCTTTTCAACCCATGACTCGCGAGCAGTTCAGTCCTATTCATGCATTTTTGATGGAGCAAGAAGGTTCACAAGGAATCTTCTATATTCAGATCCCAACGTTTTCAAACTCAGCAACCGCCGCGGGTGAGTACGTTAACTACAGCGGAAGCACAAAGCTGTTTATGCTAAAGAGTGATGGAACCACACTACCCTTCTTGTACCCCAGCACTACAGTAAGTCACGCAGTAACTGTCGTCAACGACAGCGGTGTTAACAAGTTTGCTATAGACGGCGTGACAGCTCCTGCCTTGACTATTAGACGTGGCAATACTTACATATTTAATCAAGACGATGCGTCTAATTCTGGCCATCCTATCCATTTTGCCGATAGTTCAAACTCACAGATTACATCAGGTGTGACGGTTACAGGTACGCCAGGAATATACGGCGCAAAGACTGTATTCACGGTCCCTAATAGCATTGGTGCGATTAGTAAGTACTACTGTACCGTGCACGGGAACGGCATGGGCGGCTGGCTCAACGCCATTAACGCCAACGCATCCCCGACTTATTCGTCTTCACCCGTCTACGCTCGGGTGTCGTTAACAAACAACATTCAAGAGGTTGTATACAACGCTGACGGCCTCGTGCGATTTGAAATTGATTTAGTGGAGCGACTATGAAAACTCTTCACGCCGATGTTACCGCCGCGCTTGCGGCAGACAGCTTTGACTTTTGCTACCTAGTGCAGATTCCAGGCGGTTTGTTATTTACCGATTGGGGAAGCAATGTCACTGACAGCGACGGCTTTGTTTATACGTCTACAAGTTTAATGACCAGCATTGAACACGCTCGTTCGCGCGACGAAATAAGTCTAAACACCTATGAGATTACACTGAGTAACGTTGATAGAACAATTTCAAACGCATACAGACAGCAGAACTATCGCGGCCAATCGGCAACGGTAAGCCTCGCCATCATGAGCGGCAGCAGCACGGTCGTTGGCACTCCATTTGTAATTCACAAGGGTTCCTTAGACACGTTTGCAATAAAAGAGACAAATTCTGTCAGTGAGCTGAGCCTTACAGTTACATCTAACTGGGCGAGCTTTGAAGCCACTAGCGGCAGGTATACCACTGACTTTTCTCAAAAAGAAGTGCATCCCACAGACGAATTCTTTAAGTACGCCTACCGCGAGCGCAGCAATCTTGGCTGGGGTACCTAAAATTAAATATAAGGAAAAGACATGACTGAAGCGATCAAAATTCCAACGTACGCTTTACCCCTCGTTGTTAGCCTTTTTGTTGGAGCGATGAGTTACGGCGCCGCAAAGGCAAACGCTCAGCAGACAGTTGAAGACGTTCGAAGAATTGAAGCCATTGTCACTAAGACGGCGCAAATGGCGGCGAAAAACGGCACTAGCACAATGCTCAACGAGCAAGCGATAGAACACATAGTCGATACGCTCGGAAAGATGGAAGAAACAGCAAAAGCTAGCGACGACAAACTTGGCCAGTTAATCACAATTATGCTGGAACAAAAGACATAGGAGAACACTATGCCAGTCTGGGCTGTTGTAGCAGTCGTTGCCGCGCTAGGCGCGTTAACGGTATATATGAAACAGAAGATGAAAGCCGCCATGGGGCAGAAAGCCGGCCTGTTCGTCAACAAAACGGCCCTGTCATCTGGCGTAAGGATTGTGTACGGAGAACGGCGAGTTGGTGCACTGATCGCTTGGAAGGACGTTAGTTTAAATGGCCATCAGATACCGCTTAACCAAACAAGCAGCCACTGTGACAGCTACAAGCTTGCCCCACAAGAGCACTTTTATTCGCAGCTTGTTGAGTCTGGTCCTGACTTTTTGCACAGACTTGATGTTTGGTGTTTAGGCGAGATCGACAGTATCACCAAGTTCCAGATCGATGGGGACTCAGCTGATGATTACCGATTTGCTCTTAAGCGCGCTCCATACCGCATGCTCAATAAGCACGGCGGCCCGAATCAGACGGCTTTTAGTACTCTCGTCTCAGGTTTCAATGAAATAAACACAAACTTTAAAGGCAACGATATTGCCTACTCAACGAGTCGTTTTTGGATGCCAAATAAAGGCGACCGGCAGTTCCAAGGCGAGCCAGAGCTTACGGCGCACATCAAAGGTAAAAAGATATTCGATCCGCGATTAGGCACGGACACAAGCGTAAAAGCGTGGTCTGCCAATCCGGCGCTTATATTGCTCGACTATCTCACGGCGTCTTACGGCAAAAACCTGTCATATAGCGACATAGCGTTGCAGACGTTTAAAGATGCAGCAGACTATTGTGACGCTACCGTGACAGTTCCGGCCAACGCCACTTTTACAGCGCAAGATGCCGCTAACACTCCGACTACTTACAACCCTCTTGTTGGGACAGCATACACTGTTGTTGCGGGCGATACGCCGCCATGGCAGCGTCCGAGTCAGGGCGTTTCCACTATACAAAAGCGCTTTGAGTGCAACATTGTAATTGAGCCAAAAGATGGCATTTTAGAAAACGTCGAAAAGATATTGTCGACCATGAAGGCGTCGCTTATCTTTTCGGAAGGCCGCTATAAGCTGAACATAGAGTCTCCAAAAACTA